CTCACGCGTGGTTTTATGCAATTCTGACCCTTTTAAAAAAGAGAAATACTTGACTTGATCACGTATATCGTGTATACTATATCTACAGTATATACAGCAGATTTTTTATATAGGATCAAGTATGAAAAAAGAATGTAATAAGTGTGGGAAAATAAAGTTCGTAGTTAGTTTCGGGTTAGATAGGTCTGCCACGAAGGATGGATTACAGAGAAGGTGCAAGGAATGTAAGGCGGAAGATAGCCGAATAAGAAATAAGAAAATAAAAGAGGAAAATGCAAAAAAAAGACAAAAGCTAAAAAAAAGAAAGAAAACACATAAGGTATGCACAAAATGTCATACAAGAAAAACTATAAGGCATTTCGTAAAGAGTAGTTGTAAATGTATCAAATGCAGGAAAATAGAATATAATGAATCAACAAAAGATAAAGTTAAAGTAAGGCATGGAAGCATATCTGTAGAACAGAAAAGAGAAAAAAGAAGTGTAACCAAAAGAAGATATAAGAAGAATAGAATGAAAAAAGATGTCAAGTATAAGTTAGCAGTAAGAATATCCGAAAAAATAAGACAATCGCTGGTATCTAAAAAAAGAGAATACAATTCATCTTTATGGGAAATATTAGGTTACACGCCTCTTGAACTGAAATCTCACTTAGAATCGAATTTCAAAGAAGGTATGAATTGGGGCAATTACGGTCTTTATGGGTGGCACATTGACCATATAAAGCCAAAATCTTCTTATAAATACGAGACGATACACGACAAAGAGTGCTTGGAGTGCTGGTCATTATCTAACCTACAACCATTATGGGCAGAAGAAAACCTGAGAAAAAGCAATAAAATAAGCCAAGAATGGGGAAATGTTACTGTGATACAGCTATAACCTTTTAAGGACTAAAAAACATGAGTGACCAAGCTAATGTGACAAAACAGGAAATAGACGCTTATAAATATACGCATATAGCCGGATTTACTGATGCGGAAACAGGGCGAATACTTGGAATCACTCGTCAAGGGGTAGGTGTAAGGCTGAGATCACTTAAAAGGAAAAGACCAGAGATATTTGATAAAGTGTCAACTAGCCCAACTATTGTAAGTTACTGTGACACAATGGCTTATAAAATAGTTAGGAAATTTTAGTTTACAAACGCATGTACTACTGTAAGGACAGTATGCAAACTTATTTTAGGAACACGTAATAATAGATATTTAATTGATTAAAAAACAATACAATCGGCATGAACAAGAGTGGCGTCTTGAATTATTCGACAAATATGAGAAATTTGGATTTGCTCAATTAAAAAGAGATTCCGAAAACCCCAATCAATGGATTGAGTGTAAAAAGGAATTACCGCCCTGGGCTGCACTTGCACGATTAGAGGATATAGCCAGGACGCAGATAGAGACGGAATGTAATTATAGGTACTCAGCTTCATATACAGATTGCGATGAAATTAAATACTCCCATGTGATAGAAATAAACTTAGAAAGACCATCAGGTCCGATAAGTAATATATTCAAACTTAAAGAGGGTGAGAATATCTGGCAGATGCGAATGAGGGCATATGAATGGTTTAAGGCAGTAAGGGAAGTCGTGTGTTATGAATAGTAATAAAAATGGAGTTAAATAATGGCTAAAGGCCGACCACGCACACCAACAGCGAAACTGAAATCCCAAGGGACTTTTCAGGGATGTAGGCGACGTGGCGAACCTCAGATAGACGCTGGTATTCCAAATCCTCCAACATGGTTGGACAAAGAAGCTCGGGCAGAATGGAAACGAGTCATTAAGACTTTAGATACTGCCGGTATTATGACAAAAGTTGACAGGGGTGCACTTGTGGCCTACTGTGAAAGTTGGTCAACATACATCACGGCATATAGGGGAGTGTTAAAATGTGGCCAGCTTATTATGGATAGTCATGGAAATGTCAAGAAAAACCCACAGGCTGGTTTTCTAACCGATAGTAGGGCTGCATATATCAAATGTTCCCAGGAATTTGGCTTAACACCACAATCGAGATCGAAAGTGCAACGAATAGAGAAAGAAGAAAAAGATGACGGCCTCGAATTCAAATATTTCGGAGCAAAGAAAACGAGAGCTTGATGACATAATTCAGCTTTTGCCGGGATATGATCCTTTGCGGGAAGCAGAGGGGTATTTTTTCGACTATGACGCTGCCGAAGAAGCCATTATTTTCTTTACTAACTGCATAACGCATGTAAAAGGAAAGATGGCAGGCAAGCCTTATGTTCTCGAACCGCACGAACAGGCATTGAATGCAAACATCTTTGGCTGGAAAGATGCCGAAGGATTACGACGGTACAGAGAGGTATTCTACTTTGTACCGAGAAAAAACAGTAAAACGACATGGGCCGCTGGACTGGCCCTGCAAGTTTTATTCACAGACCAGGAGCCAGGAGCCGAGTGCTACTGTGCTGCATCTGACCGTGACCAGGCAAAGCTATTATATAGTCAGTCTGCTATCATGGTTAGGAATAAACCGTTCTTTGACAATCGAGTTGAGATTTTCGCAACGAATAATACGATCCGGTATGACGAAGAAAACAGCTTTTTTAGGGCTATAAGCTCAGAAGCGTCGTCAAAGCATGGGTATAATGCCCATTTAGTTATCGTCGATGAATTACATGCCCAGCCAAATAGAGAGCTTGTAGATGTACTTGAGACTTCGATGGGTTCACGTGAGCAACCATTAATGGTTTATATCACGACTTCCGATTTTGATCGGCCTTCAATCTGCAATGAAAAGCACGAATATGCCAGCGATGTTAGAGATGGCAAGATAAACGATGCTGCTTTCCTTCCTGCCATATATGAAGCGACAAGAGACGATGATTGGACTGACAGGGACGTATGGTATAAAGCAAACCCAAATCTAGGGAAAAGTGTATTTCTTGGCTATTTTGAGAGAAAATTCAAAAAAGCACAAAATACTCCAACTTTTGAGAATACCTTTAAACGGCTACATCTTAATATCAGGACTGAACAGGATATTCGATGGTTACAAATGGCAAAATGGGATAAGTGTGATAGGGTTGTTAACCCGAAGTTACTTGAGGATTGCGAATGTTATGGAGGATTAGACCTTGCAAGTACAGACGATTTAGCAAGCTTTACACTATCTTTCCCGAATGAAGTAGAAGGATACGACGTTTTAAGCTGGAGTTGGTGTCCAGAGGAAAGGGCCAAAGAAAGGGATAGAAAGACAAATACTCCCTATTTAACATGGAAAAAACGAGGATTTCTGGAAACAACACCTGGAAACGCAATCGACCATGAATACATATTAAAGAAGATATTTGAATTATGTGTAGTTTATGATGTCAAAACAATAGGATTTGACAGATACGGATCAAGATGGATAGTTAATAGGCTTCAAGAGGAAGGAATAGACGTACTGGATTTTGGACAAGGAATGATTTCGATGAACGCACCGACTAAAGAAATAGAAATCTTAGTGGCGCGTGGCCAGTTAGGGCATGGTGGCAATCCGGTATTGCGATTCGCTGCATCTAATGCAACAGTTGAACAAGATGCGGCTGGAAATTTAAAGCCGAGTAAAAATAAGTCAAGCGAAAAAATCGACCCGATAGTAGCAACTGCAATATCAATAGGGGTGGCAATGGCTCGACCCAAACATGTGAAATGTGAAGTTTTATGAGCTTTATAAGCTATTTATTAAATTATAAGCAAAATACAGAAACAATACAGAACGCTTTGACATATAAGGATATATGGGAAAGCGGTGGCGATTTACCGAATACAGGATACGGTGGTGTCACCCAGGCGATGCGTGTATCCGCTGTAATGGCGTGTGTGCGGATACTTTCGGAATCTATCGCATCCTTGCCACTTGAAGTATATCGTAGAACTGAAAAAGATGGAGTGAAAGGTAAAGAGAAAGCTACAGATCATTCACTTTACTATTTACTTAAAAAACAGCCCAATAAGATCCAAACGTCATATACTTGGCGGGAAATGTCAGAAGCCCATTTAGCCTTAAATGGCAATGCTATTTCAAAAGTTATAAGATCAGGACAAGATATTACAGAGATCATTCCATTAAGACCTGGTTTTGAGACTGAAATACGTAGGGGTGTCTTAATATACCGTGCCACGCACCAAGATGGCACACCAGACGTTCTAACGCAGAGAGAGATACTTCATATACCTGGATTGACCCTGGACGGCGTTAAAGGCTTATCTCCAATTGAATATGCCAGGCAGACCATAGGATTAGCCGAAAATGCTGAAAGTTATGGTTCTGACCAGTTCAAAAGTGGTGGAACGCAACGAGTTGCATTAGAGTTACCACCGAACGAACCGTTAGATAAGGCAAAGACAGACTTACTTAGAGACTCCTGGAAAAAGAAGTACGCTGGAAACTCAGACGTAGCGATATTGACCGGCGGGATGACAGCTAAAGTAATTGGCATGTCAGCGAAAGATGCTCAATATCTTGAAACCCGTAAGTTCCAGATCGAAGAAATAGCGAGAATATACCGAGTACCCCCACATATGATCGGGGAGTTGAGCAGATCGACAAATAATAACATAGAGCAACAGACCCGATCGTTTGTGGACTATACGTTACGTTCTTGGCTTGTAAGATGGGAACAAGCGATGAACCGTGACCTTTTGCGGAATAGCAAGAGGTTCTTTATAAAATTTAACTTAGAAGGGATGTTGAGGGGCGATACGAGAACTAGGGCAGATTATTACGTCAAAGCCCTTGGAAACCGAAATAATGGGCAACCTGGATGGATTACTCCAGAGGAAATAAGAGTCCTTGAGAATACAAACCCAACACCAGAACTTGGAACATTAGTTACTGGACTGGAGAATAACGATGTCGAATCTGACAATACCGACGAACAAGAAGCATGATTGGTACAAGATCGAGAATAAAGCGACTTCTACCGACGTTTATATTTATGGCGATATAGGGTGGGAAACCACTGCTAAGGATTTCACGCAAGAAATTCGTACTATATATAACGATATAAACCTTCACCTTAACACCCCTGGCGGTAATGTGTTTGACGGTAATGCGATATTTAATGAATTGAAAGCACATCCTTCCACTGTGAACGTATATATCGACGGCATGGCGGCATCTATCGGATCAATCATAGCAATGGCCGGCGACACAATAAACATTGCTAAGAATGGATTTGTGATGATCCATAACCCGTTTACTATGGCCGTTGGAAACTCTGAGGAGATTCGCAAGACAGCAGACATGCTTGACAAGGTTAAAGATAGCTTGGTTCAGACATATACTGAAAAGACTGGAGTGAGTGCGAGTAAAATCGTTGAATGGATGGACGACGCAACATGGTTCAATGCAGAGGAATCATTAGAGCATGGATTTGCTACGAATATCGTAGGAAAAGTAGATATAGAAGATAAATTTGACCTTACCGTATATAACCACGTTCCTGCCGATGTGGCAGAGATGTACCAAAAACAAGTGTATAAAAATGAATCGTTAAGCATACGATCAGTAGAAAAAGCCTTGCGAGATGTAGGGTGTACCATTAGTCAAGCCAAGGTGCAAGCCAAGGCAGTAATTGATGGAATTTCCGGTGATCGTCAACGGGATGTTGATAAGTCTTTACGTGAAATTGATAACCAATTAACAAAACTACTCAAGTAGGAGATATTACTATGAGTGACGAACTTAAAACCGTTTTAGCCACAGTTGAAAAACTTGGCGAAAATGTAAATGACTACAAAGCAGAAACTTTGGCCCTCATTGAAAAGACACAAGTGGCTTTACAAGCCGAATACAACAACAAAATAGACGCTTTCAATGAAAAACTGGACGCATTGGAAATTAGCAATAACGACCTTCGGGCATTGTTAGACGCTACAAATTCGACTCGTAACGAAAAGAACGCAAAATTCTTTGACTATGTTGGTCATTGGGTATTGGGTACTATGGGTGAAGTCAAAAGCGTTAAATCTCAAGAATGGCTTAAGGTCCATAACGCATTAGCAGAAGGTGTTACTTCTACTGGTGGCGCGTTGGTTCCAGACGAGTATGTTCCTGAGTTGATCGACCTCCTGGCAGAATATGGCGTATTCCGACCGAATACACGTGTTGTTCCTATGGGTTCAGATTCTACTACCTGGCCGAAACTCGACTCTGGCATTACTGTATATGCCCCCGGTGAGGCTGGCAGTATCACGGCGTCAAACCCGCTGTTCAGTAACGTTAAATTGGTTGCGACCAAGTTAGCTGCCCTGACTGCTGTTTCAAGTGAACTGGCGGAAGATTCAGCACTGGCGATAGGCCAGATTGTCGGCGACGAAATGATTCGTGCGATGGCATTAGCAGAAGATCAGATTGGCTTTTTGGGCGACGGTAGTGCAACCTACTTTGGATTCACTGGACTGACTGGTGCGATGGCGAATAACGCTGCCGGGACGGTCGACGGTGCCGCTGCTGGTGGACAGGTATCTGCTTCTGGTGACACTTGGACAGACATCACTATTACAGATATTCAAACGTTGATTGGTGTATTGCCTCAGAAGTTTGACAAAGATGCGAAGTTCTACTGCTCAAAGATTTTCTTCTGGTCAATTATTGCGAAACTGTTAATCGCTGGCGGTGGTACTACTATGGCAGAACTTATGAAAGGCCCAAATCAACAGATTATGGGATACCCTGTCATTATGACTGACGTTATGCCTACTGCTACAGCGGTAAGCCAGTTCTGTCTATGGTTTGGCGACTTGAAACGTGGTTCGTATCTTGGCGACCGTCGAGGCTTTAATATTGCACAGAGCAAAGAAGTCTATTTTGCCGAAGATTCGATTGGTATTCGTGCAACCCAGAGAATAGCTTTAAACGTCTTTGGTGTTGGAACTGCAACCGTCGCTGGCCCGATTTGCGTATTGCACACGGCAGCCGACTGATTAACTTTAACCTTCATAATGGAGAAATATTATGATACCTATTGAACAAACGAAAACGGTGGTGCTAGTACCGCCACAGATCAAAGATAATGGCGCACCGGCCAGCTTGACTTATGTTGATACTAAGGGATGGGGGCATTTACGTGTCCTTATCGTTACAGGCGTTATTGACGCTGCTACGACTGATACTCCTTTACTGTCTGCAAGTTCCGCAACCGGCGGCACGTACACGGCAATTACCGGAGCAACTGTTACTGCAATCGCAGACGGTGACGACGATGAAATTGCAGGTATTGATGTAGATTTGTCTAGTGGCAAGCACTATCGTTACATCAAATGCGAAGTGACCGCTGGCGATGGAACCACTGGCACTAACTTGTGTGTTCTTGGCATTTTATCTAGACCAAGTTCTGGAGCAAACACAGGTCTTGCTACAGCTAATGGCATGACAGAGCTTACGAGTGTGTAACTAATTATACTAAACGGTTGGGTGTTAAATAATGCCCAACCGCTTAGTAATCTAACGAAAGTAGAACATATATCTTTGGAGAGATTTTATGGGAAGAAAGATTTTATTTGCCGTACCGACTAATGACAGAATAGAACCAAACACTGTATTACTTATTGCATCTATATGTCAGAGACAAGATATTGAATATGTTGCAGT